CGCCCTGCCGGATATTCAGTTGTGGTGCGTGCCCTGGGCGGGTGGGTGTCTCCCTGCCCGCCGTCAGGCAGTGGTCAGCGGATGTACTTGGACATCGCGGCCGAGACCGCGATCCCCTCGGGCGCCTTGTCGGAGCGCGTGAAGAATCGGCGCAGGTCGTCCGCCGCGGCGAGCGAGCGGACCTCGGCGACGTCGGCGTCGAACTTGCGTGCCAGGGACTCGAGCGCGGGGCCCGGGCCGACCATGGCGCCGGCGATCGACCGGGCGCCGACGCTCGTGTCGTCGTATGCCGGGGTGTTGACCGGCGCGACGTCGTGCAGGCCGCCGGACAGCAGCGAGCGCAGCGGGAACCCCTGGTCCGTCTGGGCCCAGTCGTCCTCGTACGTGACGAACGCGAACGATGACTGCGTGACGTCGCCGCGCTCGACGAGCTCGTACACGTCGGCGCGGGTCAGCGGCGTGTCGACGTCGTAGGCGAGGCCGATCTCGTCGACGTCCAGGCGCAGCGTGCCGGCGGCGGTCGTGCCCAGCAGCCGGTTGTCGTCGTGGTTGTAGCGGGCCACGACGCCGGGCCAGCCGTCGCCGCGGGACTTGTTGAAGAACCCCGGGTCGATCCGCTCGACGAACCCGCCGAGGTTGCGGCTGAGGGTGTTGAACTTGGCGGCGTAGCCACCGATGGTGCGCTTGTCGGTGGCCGCGGCTCGGGTTTCCACCCGGACCGGCGTGAACCGACGCTCGGCAGTGGTCGTCACTGGGCATCTCCTGTTCGGTTGACCGGCTCCGTGGGCGGCCGGGGGATGTTGTAGAACTCGCCGCCCGTGACGGGCGGTCGCTCCTCGAGGGCGCGGGCCTCGTTGACCGACAGGCGGCCGTCCTTGAGCTGCGCGCCGATCACGTCGGTACGGGTCTTGATGTCGGCGCGCACCGTGGCGTCGACGTTGAACTTCATGTACTGGCCGCGGGGCAGCCAGCGAGAGACGGCGGTCTCCATCCGCGTGAGGTACGGGCGCATGTTGTGCGCCCGGTTCAGCGCGCGGGACTCGTCGTTGGAGTAGGTCTGCGAGTCGGCCGCCTGGCCGCCGACCTCGCGGGGATCGATGCCGTAGATCGCCGCGATCTGCGTCGCGGTCATCTGCAGGGTCTGGATGAACTGCGCGTGCGACGGCGGGATGGTCTGGACCGTGAGGTCCCAGTCATTGCCGGAGGTGAACGGCAGGCCCGAGGCGAACGACGCCGCGGCCTGCCGCTGGATCTGCGCGGCCTGGGTCCGGTTGAGGACCTTCGCGGTGTTCTTGAGGTGGGACGGCGGGATCCCGCCGCCGCGGCCGACGTCGGCGTAGTCCTGCGCGGACAGGCCGGCGCGCGCCATGGCGGCGAAGTGCGCGATCGGGGAGAGCCCGAGCTTGCGGCCGGTCGGGACGATCCACGGGACGTGCGCGACGAGCTGCTCGGGCTTGAGCTGCCCGTCGACGAACCACGGGGAGTCCTCGCCGCCCGACCAGAACTCGGCCCAACGGATCATCAGCGGCCGGCGCTCGGCGTCGACCGCGGTGACCGCGCCGACCGTGTTGCCCTTCGTCACGATCCCGAACGCGAGCTGCCCGAGCCAGTTGCCGAAACCCATCTCGGCGTTGATGTTCTGGGCCAGCAGCGGCCAGCTCGTGCGCTCTCGGGCGCCGCCCGGGCCGTCGGCGTAGAAGTCGACGGGCAGCGTCGTGGTGTAGTCCACGATCGCGCGGATCGCCGCGAACACCGGGCCGAGGGTCGTTGCCTCCTCGACGCTCACACGCCGGCGGTGGGGCACGCTCGCGTCGAAGTCCTCGGTCGCGTCCGCGGACAGAGACTGAAACAGCAGGCTCACGCGGTCACCTCCTGGTCACGCGTGCGGGCGGCAGCGCGACGAGCAGCTCGACGAGCGGCAGCAGCGCGCACCATCCCCGCGAGCGCCGCACGTGCCCGCCTGGGGGCGGTGGGGTTGGTCAGGAGCCACGAGAAAGCGACCATGCCGACGCCGGCCACGACCAGGGCTAGGGGCAGCGCGACGGCGGCCGCCCAGAGCGCGGCGGCCGCGATGATGAGCAGGCCGCCGAGCAGCTCGAGAACGTCGGTGATGTGGGCGCGCAAGGTGTCTCCGTTCTTCACAGGATCGAGTCCTCGAGGGGGTAGTCCGCGATGACGCCGGCCATGACGATGTGACGCGCGAGGGCGCCCGCCTCGAGCATGGATATGTCGCCGGCCTTGGAATCGAGCACGCGTTGCTTGCCGACGTTCGCCCAGCTGGCGAGGCCCACGGCGGCGTTGAGGGCGTCATAGTCGCCGTGGTGCACGGCCTCGGTGGTGATCGCCTCATCCAGGTCGTCACACGCGACGACCATGCCGGTGAACGGCACTAGCTCGACGTGCACGCCGAGGGCCTCGAGCGCGGGGGCGAGCAGCGCGGCGCCGGTCTTCTCCTGCACCGCGACCGGCACGTTTCGCTCGAGCGCGATGCGGGCGACCTCGGCGACGAACGCCTCGCGGCCAGCGACGTACGGCATCTTGTCGACGGCGGCCAGGTGGCCGCCGCCGTAGGAGCCCAGGGAGAGCCACACGCGGTCGAACGACGCCATGATGCCGAGCGCCTCGACCGGCGGGGCCGGGTCGGACGTGGACAGGGTCGACCAGGTCGGGAAGATGCTGGTGCGGTAGAACTCGTCCCAGATCCCCAGACCCTCACGCCGCCACGAGTCGTCGCTGGTCAGGTTCTCCCGCAGGCGCTCGATCGACAGATCCGGCGTGCGGTGCGGGTAGCTCGGGTTGGCGATCGCCACCTGGGCGCGGTCGTCGAGCTTGGGGCCGTCCTTCTTGCCGCAGTTCGGGTCCGCCGAGCATTCGATGTAGACGGCCTTGCCGCCCTGGACGACGCCGCCGAAGTGGCCGACGCCGGCGCGCTTCTTGATCGCGAGCGCCTTGGCGCGCCGGTTGGTGAACTCCTGGCCCTGGTCGATCGGACGGGGCGGTGTGCCCATGAAAAACAGCAGGGCACCGAACTGCCACCGCGACTGGTTCGTCGCCGCGATCATGTCCTCGAGCGCCTTCTCCGTGAGGATCTGCGCCTCGTCGAAC